AGGGAGATTGTGTCCTCTTGTATTTTGTCCTTGGCTTTGTTTCCCTTGGAAGTTCTTTTCAATCCATTCGTCAACTTGCTCCGGCGTAGCACCGGGGCCAAGGTCAGCCCACATTCTGTCATTAAAAGCAAGCGTTTGCGCTTCCTGCTGACGTTTACCGATTGCCGCAAGCGTAGCGGACATTTTGGCCGGACTGATTGCGTCTTTATATTTATTGCATATATCTTGCATGCGGGCGTAATCACTCATTGAAGAAGCAAACGCAAGCGCACTTTCAACCATTCCACGCTTTGCCGCCATTGCTTGATTTTGAACCATTTCCTTGCCGTAATTCTTATAACGGTCTTGGATAAGAGGCAGCGCACGGTTTATTCCGGCTTCAATCGCCACGTCAGAATATCCGCCGCTTGCAACAATTTCCATACAAGACGTGAGCTGATTATTAAACTGCGTTTCGTGGTATGCTTCCGTTTCCGCAAGCTGATACTTCATCATATTGTTTCGGCGCGTGTTGTTGTCCCGCTCCGTGTAGATATTGAAAGCCTGCCCCGCCTTGCCGTAGTTTATAAAAGCGCCGAATTTTTTGCGCACCTGATCCAGCGCTTTTTGATGCAGCTTGTCGTAATCCTGTACTATGTTCAGCGCGTTCTCCTGCTTCTTCTGCATCAGCTCCGCCGTACCCTCGGACATAAGGCGGTTATACTCGTTATTGGCCTCCATAACTTTTCCGCTGTCGTACTGCTCTTTCCAGTTTTCATAGCCTTTAATAATAACTCCGGCCATGTTCGCGCCTTCGCGTGCAAGCGCGCGCTCCCCCGGATTATCGTAGGAAAGGCCGACGGGCTTTGTAAAATGTTCTTGCGGCGCGGCAAGCTGACCGCGCGACTGATACGCTGCAAAATTAGCCATAGCCGATCACCTCTTGCCAAAATTCCAAGTTCTCGAAGGGCTTGTCGCTCCCAAGATATTTCCCGCTACGCTGTTTGTCCCGCCTTGATAAAGACTACCGCCAACGGTAGTACCGATTCCGTCGTTAGCTTGCATTGCCGCACTACTCTTGCTGCTGTAAAGATTGCCAGCAAGGGAGAACACGCCGCCAAGCATATTGCTCCAAAATGCCCGATTTCCTGCGGCCTCATAATCGCGGGCGTTCTTATAAAGCATAGATTCATTCCATTTGTGCTTATTAGACTGATTCGCGTAGTCCGTACCAACGCCAAACAATTTATAGACTTCCTGCTGACCGTTGGACAGATTCTTTGCGGTTTCGTAATCTATCTCGTCCCTGCTCTGCTCGACAAGTGCGGCTGCTGATCCTGTCCGTGTAAGGCCGGATTTACCGATATTCGCATTCTGCTTGTTGATATATAAGAGCTGCCGCCTGCGCTCATCCTCCACATTCTGCGCATTGACGCGCGCGGTTTCCTCCGCCTGTTTATTCGCTTTCAGCGCGTTCTGCTGTGCGACCTCTGCCTCCTGCGCTTGTAGCTGTGCGTTTGTTCTTGCCTGTGCGGCCGCCGCTTCATACTGCTGTTGCTGTGCCCGGCCAGCCAAAAAGGCCGTGCCAAGCGTTCCAACGATTGCTCCAACAAGTCCCATTTCTATCATTCCTCTCCAAATGTAAACTTATGATACGGCAAGCCGTAAATACCATACGGAGCGGCAGGATAGATTTTCGCGCCCAGCCATTTCAGCCATGCAATCGTCCTGTCGTTTCCTTCGTCCACATAGTTATATAGCAAGTCCCAATCATTAAGAAAGGCGCGGATTCCGCGCCTTGTCCATTTGCCCGTATATACTTTATGTTTTGCCGTTTCCTTTGTCGCAAGCATCCAAATGACGCCCACGTTCTCAAACGGCGTTTTCCTCACAACGCCAAAGGCGGCCAGCGGTACGCCGTCGCATTTGCAGACGTAGGCGCATTCTGAGGATTCCACGCAGTAATGCGCCTCCGTTTCCAGATTCGGCCCTATCAGCCCGACGATTTCCCGCCTGTCCTCCGGCCTCATCATGCGGGCAATCTCCCGCATATCTTCTTTTGTCGGCGTCGCGTAAGTAAATTTAGCCACCTGGCAATACCTCCGGGATAATCGAAAGTACGGTCATAGGGAATGGATCGGACTGTTTGATGAGAAGCATGAGCGTTTCTTCGTAATTCGACTGCGGGAGCGTGATTTTCTTTTTCCCGCTGTACGGATTAACAGGCGTTCCCCAAGGCTCCGTCGTCCGCCATTTTATCTCATCCATGGCGCTCTCGTCCCAGCCAAAGAGGCCGCCAATGGTATCTAAGAACATAACCGTTACATTCTGCACGCGCTTCTTTCTCGCGCCCCACGGGCCGTCCTGTCCGGCAAATTCAATCGGCAGCATCTTGATCCGCGTATCGTATTCAAGGCCGACTTGCACGCTCTTGAACGTGCCGCCAATATCCAAGGAGCCGTCGTTTTCTACCGTCTGCCCCGTCAGTTTGTTGCCGTCACCGACAATCTGCACTTTCTTTCCGGCAAGCCAAGTCAGCCCGGTAAGTGAGGAAATGCCCGCCGCGTTATAAGTAGAATAATTCGCGTCCATAAAAACAGGATCGTCGTTCGTTGTCATCTGCTCCATGCAGTAAGTGTCCCCGTGTTTTACGCACGCCCACAGCTCGTCCTCGGACGTTCCGGGGATAGCGCAAACGTCAATAAAATCTCCGTCCGTATGATGCTGATGCCATGCGTAAACGTCCTGCTCCTTGATGTAAGTCATGCCTAAAAGCGTTCCGTCGCTCCTGACGCACCACACGACGCTGTTTGGCGTCTGCTGATACGTCATGCCGACAATCTCCTGCCCGTCGAATAGATGCGCTGCCAAGAGGGAAACGTCGTCGCCTGTGTATTTGTCCACTTCGTAAGCATACGCGAGGTCACGGACTGTGCTTCCGTGCCGCTGGACGTAGACAATGCGCCCGCCGATAATCACGGGCATTACGTCATTGATACCGCGATATTCCTGCGCGCGGGCCTGTTGATTCGACGGCGTGAATGCGTCGCCGCCTCCGCCCACTCGGTACTCGCCGCCGCTTGTGAGCATGAGCATTTCACCGAATGAAACGATTGCTTTTACGCTGTTCATCTGTCCTGCGGAACTGGACAGCGTACCCGTTATCGCGTCATCGTCGGCAGACGGAATTGACGTACCGAAGTTATAATAATCGCCCGTCTTGCTTGCCCAGTACGTTTGCGGCTGCGCGTCGCTTCCGGCAAATACAAGCCTGTCCTCGAAAAATCCGATTGCTTGCGGATAGCCCGCATTCTCCCGCCATGCGGACAAGGCAAAGTCCGGCGTGGCCGTCGTTGCTCCAAGTTTGCGGACGACGGTTGCCGTCGCCGTTGTGGCGGAAGTTACGGAGTTAATCTTGACAATGCCGCTGTATTCCTTCGCGAAGGACTGAATTGTCACATAGCCGCGCTGATTCACGTCCTCGCCTTCATGCGTGGAGTTGTCAAACTCCGTGCTATACACGCGATAGGAGCGGATTTCGTCGTCGTCGTTCGTGAAGGTCATATTGTAGTTTTGGGAGCGGTTGCCGCTCTGCCGTTTAAGCTGCGTCCACGAACCGTCATCCGTCAATTTCTGCACCATGAAGGAACCGTCCCAAAATCCAAAGGATTCAACGTAAACCGTACCTCCCGGAACACACGTCACTTCCAGCGCGGTCGTCGGCACGCCTTTCTGATATTGTCCCGGCACTGTATGTCCAAGCCGGAGAAGCAAGCCTTCCATGTCGCTTGTGAAATAGCTCGCGCTGGCCGTAAGCGTAATATTTCCCGTTGCCGCCGATGCAGATATTTTCAAATCGCCAATGTTCGGATCATCGAACGGCCCATTGGAAATATCCATAACCGTATACGTCCAAGACGTGTTGCTGTACCTCGTCAGCGTGGCCGGGGGATATTTCGGATGAACCAAGAAAAGAACGTCCGCCGACTGTGTATATTTTATCTGCGCCAAGTCCGCCGCTTTATATGGCGTCGTCACTTCAACGGGCGTGCCGCCGCTTGTGATGATGCCGCCCTGCGTATAGAAACGCACTTTCTCCGGCGTAAACTCCAACACATAATTTTGTTCGGTATTGTAGCAGAACGGGATTAACCGTGCCGCCGCATTGTTTTTCGTCGTCGTAACAAAGCGAAAACCATTTCTCCGCGTCACGCCGCCATATCTAAGGACGATAGCATTATAAAGCTCTGCCGCGCCCGCATCGTATTTCTGTAAATCTATCCTCCCGTAAAGGGCGGGGGTAAGTTCCCCGCCCGCAAAGGAGGGTTTCAGTTGGTACATACCACCCATAGCTGCACCTCATAAAACAGTTTCAAATCTTGCCCGTATAAACGTCGAAGGCTCCGGCGGGTTTACGTTCTGCTCGTTTTCAGCGTCGGCAATCGCCGTATTGAATATGAGATCGTACTCCGTCCGGGCCATAGATATAATCTGCTCGTTGCCAGTGAGTTTCAGCGCGATAGACGCGGCCAGCTTCCAGCTCAATGCTTCGCAAAACAATTCATCGAAAAGCGCGGCGTCTTTCACGTCTGCCGTATACTCCGCGACAACGCGCGGCTCATTGGTATAAAGCACAAGGCCGGATTCGTCGCTGACAATCTTGTACCGAATATCGGGAAGCGGCACGAAATGACCGTCCGGCGCTACTGAGTAAATCTTGCGTAAATAACAACAGTCCGCCGGGTACCTATAGGCGTATAGGTAATCCTGCGGACTGTCTGTCATTGCGGCAAGCTCTACCCGGCGCGTCGCCCACGGCCACGGATAACGCCGGAGAACCACGCGCCTGTCGTGCTCATAGAACTGATTGCACTTGCGCGCGGCCTCCGAGTTTTCCGTCAGCGCTTCAATCGGGCTTGCACCTATGCGGCTCAATGCCATGTTGCAAATCTCGATCTTATCCATTTTTCTTCGCCTTTGCCTTTGCTTTCGTCGCTTTTACTTTCGGCTCGTCCTGCTTGGGCTTTTCGGCTACTTCCACTTTCGGCTGCTCGACAACAACCTCTTGCTTTTTCGGTTTGTCAATCGGCTCAAAGTGTTCGGGAGGCGTGACGGTAGAATCAAAGTCTACCGCCTCCCCCTTCGTGTAATACCGATTTTCC